TGCTGTCATCTACATAATTTAAAAAACAACTAATGGGTAGTCCTCGAGTAGTTCCACCGTTTGATAGAACGGGAGTCGAGAACATAAACCATAGTTTACTGACATAATCATACAACCTTTGTGCATGAGCGTCATCATCTGCAAAAGCCATAGCAGCTCTAGCAAATGCTTCTTGTGGAGATTCTTCTCCTGGTATCATATATCTATCCTTTAAAGTTGTTATTGCAAACTCATCAAGCATAGAATCTTTACTATAATCTATTTTAACTGACATAATTTTTCACTAATCCTATAATTTCCTGTTCTTTCCCAAGTACTTGTGCGTCAGGGTCATATGTTAAATCCATCAGTTCCACATTTTTAGCAAGATTATCACTTCCAAACTCGTTTAAGTTTTGCATGAATTTATACTTACTATCAATTGGCAACTGACTCATTAAGTCAAATACATCACCATGTGTTGCAATAAGACTACTAGCACGTTTTGGGCCAATTCCGTTTACTCCAGGGACGTTATCTCCTTTATCTCCAGTTAAGCACTTAAAAGTTAAGTACATATCTGGGTGAAAGTCATAATGTTCGTCCCAATTATCCATTGTTGTCTCTTTTCTTGTTACGGTAGAGAACCGTGATATGTTCTCGTTTACTAGCAAATCCCAGTCTTTATCTGAGCTCACTAGCCAAATATCCTCTATACCGATTTCCTCTCTATTGAGACATATGACTGCTGCAATGTCATCAGCCTCTACACCTTTGAATTTCATAGTGAGATAACCTTTTTCATTACATAAGTCTACTGTTTTCTGAAACTCTCCTAGAAAGTTTAGAAACTCTTGTTTTTCTTCTTCTGTTTGGTCTGCATACCGTTCTTTACGGTTTGCTTTGTACTCTGAGTCTATAGTTTTTCTATAATCACTACCACCATCGCCAAGTACTACGATTTCTCCGCAGTCATATGATTTAGCAAGACTTTCTATTGTCCTTACATATTCTACTTTGAAGAATTCTTTTTTCTGGTGTTTCCACCTAAAAGCTAAGTTGAGACCATCAACTATAAGCAGATTCCCATTAGGAGTCGGCTTTGCTCCAAGGCTCGTAAATTCTTTCGCCATCTGTCCATTCCTGTTTTTCTTTCTCCAACCATTTTTCAGCGAGACAAATATATGCACCTAACCAAGAGATGTACATATAGTCTAGCTGTTTTGGTTTTCGTATTGTTGATACAAAAAATTGTGCATGGTTTGCCTTAAAGAACAAGACAGGTTCTAGGTTACTATCCTCTGCTTGTTGCTTTGTTTTAGCCCACCATTGCACAAAATTATTACTTTTATTAGTAAAAACTTTAGTAGATACTGCGTCATCTTTATAAAATTTTACTTCAATTAGAAACTTATTTATGTGGTGTTTCAACCACAGGTCTCCTTTTATTTTTCCACTACCAGAGCCAGGAGTTTGCTCAAAGGGTAGATTTGTCCAACGCGTCAACATATTGGCAACAAGTAACTCGGCCTTATGACCTTTCTGTCTGCTGTTAACCATTACTGTGCTTTTACAAATTTAATTAAATTATCAACATCATGAAGCTTTAGGTCTTTGACTGCATCATCGGGAACTTCTATATCTAGTAAGTCCTCCAGAGTCATTGCTAGTTCTACCATATCTAGAGAGTCAGCTCCATAGTCTGCAACTAAATCTCCTCCAGGTTTAACTGTACCTCTTGGCAAGTTTAGTTGATTTTCTATAGTACTTAATACTATCTCTATGTCAGTAGTCATAATCTTCTTCCATTCTGTCTCTATGTTCTTGTTGTCTTATTATTGCTTTTTCATGGTTGCTAAGCTCTTCCCAATCGCAAGTTTTACAGGTTGAACCAACTGGTATATACTGTCTAAACTCAGGTTTGTAAGGGCATATGTGTAACCAAAAAGTATCTCCATCTTTCATGTTATTCCAAATGAGATATATTATCTTCCTTAATAATTTCTATTTTCTCTAATAATGGGTGTGTCCAACCATGAGAAACTAGATAAGTATTTAAGTTTTCTTCTTTAAGGAGTATCTCTACGATTTTCTCCTTTCCTTGTTCATCAAGTGCCTGATTAACCTCATCGAGGAATAGCACATTGATTTGACTTCTACTAATAGATGTCATTAGTTTTCGTATTGCAACTAGTGTCGCAATATTAACTCTTGCGAGTTCTCCACTAGATAATGCTAGTATGTCAATTTGTTTGCCTGTATCAGTAACTTCTACATTCAGCTTATCATTTTCTACTACGAAATTGATACTAAATCTACCATCACTAAACTCTGCCAAATACTCGTTTGTTAAACTTTCTAGTTCTTTAACAAGGGATTCGATTTTGTAGGCAAGTAACCCGTTTGTACTAAACGCCTTTTTAAGTATCTCGAGTATCGAAAGTTTATCCTCAATACTGCTGAGCTTGTCTGTAATTTCACCCAGCTCCATCTCAAACTGTTCAGTTTGCTCTGTAATAATTTCAATTCTTGTATTGTGTCTTTCTCTTTTTTCATTTTCACTTGCTACTTCTTCCAACTCGGTACGAGCCAACTGAACTTTCTCTTGAAGCGCGTCGATAGCTTCTTGGATTCTTTCTGGATCGCTTGTTTCCGTTGGGAGTCCAGAGTCAATAGAGTTGAAGAGTTGTTCCCACTCTTTGATTCCTCTGGCTGCTTTCCTATATATTTTATTTTCATCTTCTAGTTTCTCTAGCTTGTCCTGTTCTTGCCTAACAAATTTACTACATTGTTCTGCTCTTTCATTGTGTTCGTTATAGTGTTCCATAACGAAGTCCATGTCTATTGGTTGCTCACAAGTAGGACATTCTTGTGTTTCAGCGTTTTTTAACTGTTCATATTTACTTCTCATATTTGTTTCATGAGAAAGTTCTTGTTTCCAAGCACTAATAGCACCAACATGATTTTTGATATCTTTCTCCTCAGGATACAATTGTAAATCACTTCTTAAAGAGTTAATATCAATTGATTTTAACTGTTCTAACAGATTATTATTAAAATTTATTTTTTTATTTTTTTCGGAGATATTTTCAAAGTCTAATTGTAACTGACGCAAAGTTTTCTCATCTTTTTCCGAGATTTTTGGTAAATCCATTTTCGATAATATGTCAGTAGTCTCCAATTTGTTGTCATCTAACCATTTAACTATCGTGTCGGTTTTTGCATTTAGCGCAGTTACCCCTTGAGTTGCAACTCGCACACCTTCTTTGAAGGTCTCGAAGAACGCAACATAATCATCAAGTTTTAATAAATCAATTAGGAATTTCTTTCTATTTGTATCTGTTGCAGTTAAGAACTGTAAACTCGTATTAGTATTCTGATAAACAAGCTGGGTAAAGGTTTTGAAGTCAATACCTAAAACCTCTCCCAATGTTTTGTAAGTATTACTAGCAGTATGACTACTTATATCTTCACCATTCTTAGTAAGTTTGCATTTTAAAGTAGCTCGTCTGCTAACTGATATATTATAACTATCTGTGTCCACAGTAAAGTCAAGACTAATATCATAACCTTGATTAACATATCTATTAGCAATATCGGCTTTCTTTACATTCTTACTATTCTTGTTAAATAAAACTTCTTCAAGAATAAGTGGAATAGATGATTTACCTACTCCATTTGTTCCAACAAGTTGTGTTAAAGTTGATTCTGCTAGATTAACTTCATTGCCTTTCCCATAGGAGAAACAATTATCCCAAGCTAACTTCTGTAGAATAATCATTGTACACTCCTATAATTGCTTTAATCTTATCATCATCTAAATTTAGTATATCTTGTAAATATACTACAAGTTCATCACTAATAGACATTTCCGAAGTAAGATTCAATGTAGCTTCTACCTGTCGTTTTACAACTTTTTTATCTAATAGTTCTGAGTTCTTAATTTTTGCCAAATCTTGAACATCTCCTTCGAGTTCATAGATTGTGTGGTCAAATTCAGTCTGTACCATATCGTCTGGGTCTGATACAGTCTTTCTAATTAACTGCGGTAAGTCAAGTTCATGCCATACCCAAGACCAATTATCATCAATAAGTAAAGCACCTGTCTTTACTCTATTTCTGTGAAATGATGTAGTCATAGGGCTGCCAGGATATACTATGTTTCTTTGAGTATTCTCGTGAGCATGTAAGTCTCCAGCAAAAACTGTATGAAACTTGTCAAACCTATCTAAATCCACCTCTGGTACTACATGAGGAGGTATTTCACCACGCACATGAGTAAATAGAATATGGGCGTCTATCGATTCTATACTATTTTTCTTGTATAAGTCAGCATAGGGTAATATAGCCCAATCATCTTCTATATAGGTTTCATCTATAACCTCTACCAATGCGTTAACATCTGAGGTTGCTTTCTTTAAATTAGTAAAGAAAGTCTTGTTTTTCCTAGTAGCTTCATGATTTCCGTCATAAATAATAGTAGGAATTGTTACTCCTCTTATAAAGTCAAAGTAAAGAGTAAGTTCGTCCATTGAGGGGACTCTATCAAATAAGTCCCCACCAATGATATGTAGTTCACAGTCTTTTTCTAGCTCAGTAATTTGTTCAAAGAACATCTGATACCGATTGATTGCCCAATCAGTAGGAACATTCTTTTGACCTAATTTTATGTGCCAGTCTGCTGTAAATAAAATCATGCGACGTAGTCGTCTCCTGGTTGCCAGTTGCAACCTGTGAGTCCTTCCTCTTGTAGAGACGCAAGTGTTCTTGCTATCTCCTCATGATTTCTACCTGTATCAAGTCCATTTACTGAGACGTGCTGGATAGTACCCATGTCGTCTAATATGTAAGTGGCTCTCAGAGCAACTCCTTCAGCTTCATCAACTATTCCTAGTTCTTCTGCTAAATAGAGTCCACAGTCAGCCGCTAACCAATGGTCAATATCTCTAATGCCACCGTTAACTTCTCTCCATGCGTGTTTGCAATGCTCGTTGTCTCCAGATATACCTATTACAGTAACATCATCATCAACTAAAGTATCGAAACCTGCAATTTCTGTTGGACAAATAAAAGTAAAATCTTTTGGGTAAAAGTATATTACTGCCCAACCTTGAATATCGTGGTCTGCAATGACTCCGAATTCATTATTTTCATTTACTCCCTGTAATTCAAATTCAGGAAACTTTTGTCCTACTCCAATCATGATACGTCAAACTCCTCGTCTACAGTTTCGTTAGAATCTGCACCTTGAACTTTCTTAAGTAGTTCTAACTGAGCATCAGGTGTAGGTCTAGGAAGCACGTCGTCCATAGACTTAAGTTCTGCTATGAGTTCTTGTTCCCAATCCTCTAATGCTCTTGGCTTACACTTAAGCATTTGCAGTTGATACTCAACATTAAACACTTGTGGGCCAGTCTTCAATCTCTTGAAGAATATATCCCAACCAGTTTCTACGTCAGTAGGATTTCCTAATTCTTCCATAGCTACTAAAATTTGGTCAAAAAGTTTCCTTTTTAGATTAACAACCTTGACAGTTTTGTCAGAGTAGTCAATCCCCTGGACTGCATAAGCCCAACCGCATTTTAAGTCAGGGTAAAAATCTCGAACATGGTCATGCTCGATATTGTTGAATGTCTCGGAGTTTCTATCGAAAGACAAACACTCCATAGGAATGTTTTTGTTGTTCTCGCCTTTTATCCAGTAGACATATCTCGGTAGAAGGTCACCAACTAATCTAATGTGATGATCTTCCTTATTGCCAAAATTGTAAGTTTCAATTTTGGACTTTTGGGCAGAGCCCTTAGTTGTATTAAAGCCTATTGCCATAATAATTCTCCTTATTGTGTCTCCTCGTATTTGAAATGAACCTTTCCATCTCTAATCTCGAGCAGTCTGTTTTGGTTAATCGTGTCCTCACTAACTTGACAGAAAATGAGGTCTAATGTGGTGTCTTTTGTTTTTGCGTACTCGTAAGAATTTCGGAATGATGCAACACCTACATACTCCGCAACCTCTTTATCACTAAAGGCACGCCCTTTCTCTAGCAAATCCTTTGGGTTAACCAAGAATGAGCTACCGTGAAAGTTCTTTTCGTAAAACTTAAAAGTCTTATCGTAATAATTTTTTGGGGTAATTCTAAAAGTTATAATTCTCATAATGGTTATGATGTCACCAACATTGCCATTAGTCGCTTCCAGAATCTTCTTCCAGTCAAAATATATCATATATTATACCAATTTTTTGAGGACTTGTCAAGAACTATTTTTTTCATGTATTTAATTCAAATAATTTTCTGATTACTTAATGCTTATCTTGTAATCTTGTTTAACATAATATCCCATTCGCGCGTTAGCCTGTCTAGCTGCCGTCTTACCTTTTAAATGGATATCTACTACTTTTGGTTGGATTTTTCCTTCTTTTTTCCTTATAACTCTACCAATTAACTGTGTGAGAAGAGGTTCATTATTTACTGGCGTACCAAGTACTAAACAACTCAGAGAATCTAAACTAATTCCTTCTGAGAAAATAGACTGTGTACCAAATAAAATATTCTTATCTGCACCTATTCTCCTCATAGTATCTTCTCTTTCTTGAAAGTCCATTTCTCCTGTAATACATACAGAATTATCTCCAACCAATCGTTGACATACTTTTAGAAATGCAACTCTATCAGATACTACTAAAACTTTATGACCCTCTGCGGCATACTTTGATGCAATCATTGCTACACTATGCACATATTCTTCATTAGTTGCTAGATGATTGATTCTTTCCGCCCAAGGTGTAAACGAACCGTCTAGAAATCGTACTTCAGATTTAATCACATCTACACTAGGTGTCATGTAATTTTCTTTTGGTGGTTTAAGTACATGATTTCCAAAGTAATCCCTGAATACTACATGTCTGCCGTCCTTCCTCTCTAGTGTCCCTGTTAGTCCTATCTTGTATCTCGCAGGCATTTCGTCTATTATTCGGGTAAATGTCGGACTCGAAACGTGGTGCATCTCGTCCAAAACGACTGTCCCGAATAAATGTTTTATCTCCTCTATCTTGCGGTATAAACTCTGAATGTTCCCAACGACTATCGGGGACGAAGTGTTGAACTCCCCGCTTCCTATTCGCCCAGGTTGCAGGCCGAAACACTTTTTTACTTCCTTTTCCCATTGATTCCTCAAGTTTGTTGTGTGTGTTACTACTAATGTTTTCTGTCCAAGTTTTGAGGCTATTGCCAAACCTGTAAATGTCTTTCCCCAACTTACCCAAGCGTTAATTATACTATTATCTTCGATTGAGTCATAAACCACTTGCTGGGACGCACGTAACTCGAACTTAAATTCAGGAAACACTATCGGCGCTTGTACGCGTTTGTCGATAATTTCATATTCTTCTGGTATCAAGTCCAATCTTCCGACTGGTATGGAAACCAAACCTTCTCGCAATGGGCGAATTGTCTTTATTATCATAGGTGGGTCTTGCGGCATACGAGGAGGTAAACTATAAGTTAGTTCCCTCTCAAGATTTTCAAGTAAAACAGCATCGCCTTGCAACTGTATTCTGTTACTTATTACTGCCTTCATCTAATCCAACCAACAATTATATTTGCTATAATAAACAAAGCGCACACAACGTTTAATCCTACTAAGATTGTTCTTGCTATCGCTACAACATCATCATATTCTTCAGTTTGTTCGTCTGAAAAACTACCGATTGCATACTTCCAAATTGTCCATAACTTTTTCATTTTATCCAATGGAGTCCTTGTAGCTCTTTTATATCACTCCATACAAACCACGCATAGTCTGTTGCATCTGTGCCTTTACCTGTAAATGACGGTCTTTTACTAAGAATAAATAATCCATCAGGTGCAAACTGTTGCCAAAAGGCATATCTTTTTTGACTTCCTAAAAAATTTATTCTTAATAACATTATTACTGTAGTGGACATACTCAATGCGTGTTCTATGAATTCTTCCGCTATTGAGAACGGAGGGTTAGTAAAGATTAAATCATACTCTCCGTCATGGTCAAAGAAATCTTTGCCCTCTTGTATTTCACACCAATTTGTTTCTATTCCTTGATTTTCTAAAAATGACACTATTCTACCATCTCCTTTGCAAGGTTCTAATGCAGTCTTAAACTGACTCCAGTCTATAGGTAAATTTTTATAACACCACTCAGGTGTTGGGTAATAATCATATGCGTTTCTCATGCGCCCAATCTCCTTAGCAATTCTAAATCTTCGTCTCTCCAACGCATTGCTTGTTGTGGGTGGTTATTATCCCATGGACTGCTCCACCCTGTTTTATTCTTTCTATTTACTACATGGTCAGGTAAGTACTCTTTCATAACTTCTCTCATTAAGTACTTTGTTGTACCTTTTTGGTACTGTGGTAATTGTTTAAATCTTGTTTTTGTTGGTATTTTCATATTATAATGAACATACCTTTGTGTAAGTAAAGGAATTCTAGACTCCATACCAAATAACCCTACTGTTTGGTCAGTAGCAAGAATATTCTGCTCTGATGTAGTAAGTAAATCTATAAAAAGACTATTTGCCATAGGGTCAGAATACTCAAATACATCAGAAGGAAACCATCTCCAGTCTTTTGCTTGTTCCATCATTGCTAAGCAGTATTGTTCATCAAATCTTTTATCGTGGTGTAAATACCCTGAGTATAGCTCGTCTCCACTATCTCCTGTTAGTACAACTTTACACCCATATTCTGCAGCTGCTTTAGCCAATTTATATCTAGGAGCTTGTCTATTATGGTCTGACCATGCGTAATGTGTTCCTGCTAACCAAGTTTTTCCTAATGATATTCTTTCGTCTCTACCTAAGTCTACTTTTACTACAGGTCTACCCCATAATTCGGCACTTTGTAGAGCCATTTTACTTTCATTTTGGAAACCCCAATGTTCATGAGTATTTCCTTTTTCGTTTGTATAACCGCAAGTGAAAAGCGTGATATCCTTAGTACTTTCACGGCATATACTAGCAACTAATGTACTATCAAAACCACCACTAAGAAATATAGCGTGTTTATTAGTAGAATTGCCATAGTTTGCTACTTTTAAAATAGACTCTTTTGTTCTTTCTCTAAATTCTTCTGCGTCTATTTCTTCTTTATGAAATGTAAGCCAATTCCATAAATTTCTTCTATTTAGTTTATATTTATTATTTAAATCAAATGTTAAAAAACCACCCGCCTCTACTTTGTGGTAGCCTTTCCAAATACATTCATCTCCCATAGAGCCAAACTTTCTTTCATTAGTTTCTAACTCTTTATGTAAAAAAGATTTACAACTTGTACTAAATTCAAAAGTTTTGCCATCAAATCCCCACCATAGAGGCTTTGTTCCAAATTGGTCTCGTATTAAGACTAATTCGTTCTTTTCTAGATTAAGCCATGCTATTGAGCCATGCCAATCTGTCCATTCTAGTACAGAAACACCATATTTGTCGAGCATTTTGCCCAACCATACTGTATCGTTCTTTTCTCTACTATCATACATTTCTCCATTAAACATAATTATGTTTCCTTTTGGAGTTTTTACAGGTTGCATTTGTTTTGCTCCTGTAATGTCCAGAAGGGCATGACCAAAAGCGAACTTATCGTTCTCCCAGAAAGACATACCGTCTGGGCCACGGTGCTCCTGTTTTTGAAGCATTAGCTTACATAAGGGCTTATTAGTTGTGCCTACAAAACCACACATTTAATCACCGTCGTGGTTTAGTTCTGTTAATTCTTTCTGTTTTTTCTTGAAATCTTTTTCTATATCTACAACTTTCCAACTAAGGATAGTATCTTTATCAATATCGTCCCATTTTCCAAATTCAACATCATAACAAATTAACTTGTCATTGATGTCTTGCTGTTTCCAACCGTCTTTAAACACCCTGTGGGGTTCAGGTATATACTGGTGATTTAAAGTCATTTCTCTTGACTTTTGATTGCCCGAAACAAGACTTGTATATTCTAGTAATACAATTCCTTCGTTCAATTTATCTACTATTTTATTTATATCCACTTAAAAATGCCTCCAATTCGGTGTATCCACCGATATTTTCTCCATCAATTACAATTTGTGGAAACGTACGAGCAGTAGGGAAGTTTTGTGCAACAAATTGCATATCAAAATCATTTCCTAACTGTTTATATTCATAAGTATGATGTGTTTCCTGAATAAATGCTTGTGAAATAAATTTTGCCTTATCACAAAACGGGCAGTTTGGCTTTCCATATATCTGTATATTCATATTTTTCTCCATGTCGATTTCTGTCTTTCAGTTGAGAAATCATATATTTTCCAAGGTATACCCTCTCGATATAATACTCCTGCCCATGTTAATTCTACATTAGGCGGACTTTTCTCTGCGAAAGGAAAAGGACAATCTTTTAGCCACAATACTGTAGCTGATGTTTTCTTTTCTCTTTTAAGAATTTTATGATAATGTATTTTACAGGTTTCCGTTTTTTCATAATTAAAAACTCTACCATGATTATCAATAAAAGTCTTCCCCCTATGACGCATGAGTCCAACTTCGTCTTCTATCATGTATCTTAGAGGATAAATGCTTTTCATAGGAGTTTGAATCCTACGACGCCCTAGAGTCGTACCAAGCATATTTTTATCATCTAGTACTTGGTCGTCAATCCATAGTATGCCGTCAATTAACTCAACATTATCACTATGTATAACATAAATAGGGAAGACTAAATCTTCCTTACAATTTACTCTTTCTTCTTGCATTTTGCGTCTTTTTAGTGCCCAAAGTCTTCTTTGAGAACGTTGTCTTGTTCGTATTTTAGTTTGATGTTTCCTTTTCAATAAACTTCCTTATGATAGGTGCTGCTTCCTCTAAGGGCATTTCTTCATATACCCACTTAAATCCGTCATATCCCCACTCATCGGGCTTACTTTCTATATATCTCAGTCCTGGCATATATTTCTGAAAAAACATCAATATTGAGTGTGTTTCTTCATACATATCCATTATAGCATTACTGCAACCATTCACCCTGCTTACCCATTCAGGAGTCCAAATATACGCATTTGCATCTGCAAACTGCGGTATTGGAAATAATGATACTGTAGGGTCATTTATCCATGCCCTATCCCATATAACATATTTTCTTATGGGGTCTATTTTATAAGAATGATGGTTAGGAATAATCCTTACATTACCAATCATTTCCCCACTAGGATTGTTAATCCAGAGAAAGTATGAGTGTTTATCCAGTTCATCTACTGGATTCATAATTCGTTTATTTTCTACTACAAATGCTTGTATTCTATTTCTTAGTATTGTAGTATATTCTTCTTTTGTTAGTTCGTCATAATGACAGGCTATCTTTGTATAGCCACTTTCGTACTCATGTTTTCCAATGAGTCTACGATTCAATTTCCCATGCTCCATGTCGAGTGTACTCTTTAAAAGTTTTATAGTTGTCCCCATAGCTACTTCTTTCATCTTTTGTATCTAAGTATCCATCTTTATCTACATAATTTAAAGATAATCCTGTAGAAAACATATCTTTTAAGTATCTACGAGCGTGAGTGTGTTCTGCGCCTTTAAAGAATATGGCGTCTCCTTGCATAGCAATAAGTTCATCTGCTGTGTCTTGTTCTCCTTCTATATAAGGATTGTCTTGGTCTTTTAAAAAGTAAATTGGCCAATGGTTATCACTTATTTGAATATATACTACATATTCACATTCATATCGGTTTCTATGCCAATTCATAGCACAACCTTTTGTTGATTTCTTAAGATAACTATAACTTAAACTTACTTTTTTCTCTAATCTTCTGCCCGCTTTTCCAGAATATTCTAATCCTAATGCGTCTAAATAGGGGTCTCCCATTTTTGCCCAAAATGTTCCATTCTTCTGGGTTATTGGTTTCTCTCCTTGATTGATAAGGAGTTGGTGATACCGCATAATCGTGTTACATTCTTGCGGTGATAAAAAATCTTTTTGTATAAAGGGTGTCATTCCATATCCTTCAATATGCGACTAAAGTACTTTTCTCCTTCCTGTAGCCTGAATACTGCATCTGCGGCTGTTCTTTTAGCCTGTTCTAATTCCATGCACTTGTAACATTTACCGCAAGGTACATATCCTACTATTTTGCCATTTTCCTTTAAAGTTCCTTGTGGGTTAAAACAAGTCCATATTAAATCTAGCATTTCTGGTGCTTCTCTTACTATCAAAGCATATAATTCTGCTTTTGTTAAGAAATCTAAAGGATTTATAATTTGTGGTACTTCTCGTACTGCATCTAATTTAACTCCCGAGCCGTCTAGCGAATCACTTAAGTAGGTTGCACAAATTTTTCTATACTCTCTAAACTGTAAGCGCATACGCATATCATCTTCTGAATTTGCTCCCATCATGAAATATTTTAATTTAAAGCCACCAGGTTGTCCTGTGACTACTGACATAAACGCACTTAATCCACTAACTATAATTGGTACTTCTTTAGTATGTGGCAACAAAGAAAGCATACTCATATCATTACCATACGGTAAGTTAAAGTATTCTGCTTGTTTCTGTGTGTAAAACGCCATTGCGTCTGCAAACATTCCATATCGTTGCTCATACCAATGCACACAGAATGCGTGTAAATTTGGGTCTTTTGCCGCATAAACTAATGCAGCAGTTGACTCAATACCTGCACTAAGAGGCATATATGTATTAGTTCTTGGGTCAGCCTTTTCTATTGCTTTCGCCATTTCTTCTGTACTTTTTAGTGTTTTATTAACATCTAAACTTACATTTATTTCTACTGGGTCTTTTATACTCATAATAAAAAGCAGGGGGCTTACGCCCCTTGCCCTCCAGTTCTTTTGCCCTGTAAGGACGCAAGAACGTTTGCTGTTGCCTTATTCTTAACTGCTACCATGTCTTTCATGGGCTTAAAGAGTGCGTTGACACAAATCTCAGAAACAACATAGTTTTGAGGCTGTACTAAGTTAATTAAAATTAACGCAGCTTCATAGGGAGAAATAAAATCTTCTTTATCCTCAACCCCATCTAGTATTCCTGAGTTAGTCCAACCCATACTTACATTATGAATACGACATTTATTTTTGTAAGGATAGTCATGGGCCGAAGCAATACAATAATCTCGGAGTTCTGCTTTATCACTTTCGTATATGTCTGCACCTATACTAAAATAACAGGTAGCTGAACCCGTATTGATAATTACTTTATTATCCCGACTTTTCCATTGTGTATGTAGAATTTTTAATAGTTTGTTCTGTATTCGAGGTACCCACGCATGATTAAAAAATATATCAGCGTCCCAATGAAGAATATTGTTAATAATATGGTCTCCATCGCTATCTGATAGATTGAAGCCATTGCTCCTACTATAACCACGCACTTCTGCGCCGTGAAACATACAGTAATCATAAATTTCTTTACCAATACCGCTCGTATGGCCTGTTACGGCTACTTTTTTACCTTTTAACATTTCCATTACCTTATAATCCTATATTTGCTAAGCTGACATACATTGTACCGAACACAAAAATTGCTAATATAAATGTTGCCCATTCATCTACTGTGTAGACTTTTAGGTTATTTTTATTAACGCGAAAAGTTCTGTACAAACAACCAGCTGTTTGTTTTATGCGTTCCATTTTTATTTATAAAATTTATCCCACTTACCGAATGAGTAATCTTCTCCTACTTCGAAGTCGCAACCCACAGGGCAGCCGGGTATTGAAAAGCCTCTATCTTTTTGGACAAAGGATTTCAGGTTAGTACAATAGACCTCCATCTCATCTTCGGGTACTTCTGCCAGAATGGAATCATGCACAAGTCCGAAAATTTTGGAGTTCATTCCGTTTCTATTGATGTAGTGTTGCATGTCAATCGCACCCAATAGGTTTATGTCTGATGCGACTGATTGGACAAGAAAGTTAATACCAGACCTTACTTCGTGAGACGCAATACCTTTATCTCGTGATTTAGCATTGGGAAGCCTACGCTTCCTTCCGAACTGTGAATAGATAAATGCATTGGACTTAATAAAAGCCCCGCACTCGTCTAACCACTTTTTCAGATTAGGGAATGATTGGAAATATTCTCGTATAACTCTCTGTGCTTCTTGCATTGAGAACTCTTTACCAGAGTCCTTCGAAACTTGCCATGAAATTTTTGCAGGCCCGGCGCCGTACATTATTCCGAATGTAACAGCTTTCGCCTGTTGACGCTGAGCTCCGTAAAGCTCGTCTACCTGGTCAACTTCACATGGTAGTTTAAAGACTTGCTTTGCGATACTCGAATGGAAGTTGCCTCCATCTTTGAATACCTGTTGCAGTCCTACGTCTTTCGCCAAAACAGCAGCAACATACACTTCTGCCGTTGTTAAGTCCATAGAGACGATTTTATGTCCTTCTCTTGCTTTAATACAACCTTTAACAGTTGGATTATCTCTAGGCAACTGTTGCATATTCAATTTACCACTAGAAGAAAGTCTACCTGAAGTAGTGCCGTGCAGGTTAAAACCTGTACGAAGTCTACTATCTCTATCAAGATTAGGAATAATCTTATCAAGATAGGTATTCTTTATTTTATTCTTCTGTCGTATTTCGAGAATATGTTTAGGTACTGCGTGTTCTTCTGCAAGTTGTCCTAAGACTTCCGCATCAGTACTATGAGCACCTGTGCCCGTTTTCTTACCCGTTGGGGTTAGATTGATATAATCAAACAAAAGGGAACGAAGTTGAACTGTAGAGTTAGGGTTAAAATCTTTACCCTGTCCTTTCTCAAAAAGTCTCACTTCAGGAAATTCGTATAGTTCTGCAACTGCTTTCTCTATATCTTCCTGCATTACACCTTGCGCAAACTCTAGTCGCGCTCGGTCGAAAGGTACTCCATTATTTTCAACTTGTCTTAGAAAGTTGCAACCTTCAAGAAGAATATTCTCATAAACCCATAAGAGTCTAGAGTTCTTCTCAATTGCAGCTCTCATCTTTTCATATAATAGAAATGTTACTACTGCGTCCATTGCCGCATAGTCTTTCATTACATCAAAAGGTATCAAGTCATAACTAAAAGCTTCTTTTAGTATGCCATGTTTTCTTCGGTACTCTATACCCCAGTCTTCTAGTGGTTTCTCATAATCTCCGTAAGGAGTATGATTCATCGCTAGTTGTTTTAGACCGTGAGTACCAGGGTTTTCATCAAACATATAATGCATAAGCATTGTATCTTCGAAGTTTGGAAACTCGAAGTTAAAATGATATATAAACCATTGTAAATCGAACTTCGCATTGTGAAATACTACTGTCTTTTTGTTGAACAGTTCCTGCATTTTTGCTTCGACTTCTTCATCAATTATGTCGCAGTCAACATATACACCGTGATCAGGCTCATAAGACATAGAAAATCCAAGCATATAGCCGTCCCTACAATATAACGCACTCGTTTCTGAGTCAAGAGCGATGTAAGGTCTAGGGGCGTCCAAAGCCTGTTGTAAAAAGTCCATTGCTGTTTCTTTGTCTTGTATGCCATAACATTTATCTTCCGATAGTTTTTCAATTTTCAGTTCTCCACTAACATATCCTGAGATACTTTCTACAGCTTCTTCAAAGGATTTCTTAGCTTCAGGTTTAAATTTAATAATAGCAGGGTTAATAAGTGCGAGAAACTTCTCGTCTATTATCTTACCATTGTATTCTGTAACTGATGTCTTTCTAGTATACTGTTTAAATGCTTCTGCACCTACTAAAATTATCCAAGAATAACTATCAGTATCTAACTCTAAATCAACATCTTTCTTTAGAACTTTCTGTACTGAACTATCAGAACATAGTGCAAAACGGTCAAATTCAAACTCGAAATATTTATCAAAGTTTGTACTTGACGGCTTAGTTTCTATAAGTGCTACTTCAGCCATTCTAATAATTCTCCATAAGTTAATGTTTTGTATAAATGGTTATCCAGATGATATTTAAAAGTTTGGGGGTTTAAATGAAACTGTCCCTCACCTGTATTACCGCTATGTTGCTTATCGGAGTATCTCATATTGTTTCCAATTTCTTCGGCTTTTACCTTGAATATTAGTATCATATCTTTAAAAAATACTCCGTAAAAAAGAATATCAAAAAATTCTTTTTTGACTTGTTGAATATTACTATCCCAGTCGTAATCTTGCCATTCATGATACATAATATCACGGTTGGCTTCGCATTGTAAAGCTTTGAACAAATTACTGTCCGTTATCTTCAATTCTGCTTTCTTTTGTACTCGTGAAAATTTAACTTCGATTCTATTACTATCAACTTTATCAAATAAGTCGAATGATAACTGATCGCTATCCGTTGCATTTATTATCTTCTTAATCATAATCTCGGCAGTTGTGCCAAATCTACGAGTATGCAATCCAAAGATTGCTTTTTGTAACTTTTCACTATCCATATAATCGTTCCTTTACTTTGCTTATTTGGTGTGGAGTCATACCTCCTGGGTCTGCTCCATCTCTCAAAGTAATTTTTTGTACTGAGAGTTCCATCTTCTCAGCTATTGTTTTAATTTGTTCTGCTGCTTTTTGACCTGCTTCGTCGCCATCAAACATAATATCAATTCCCTGCACTCCTTGTAGTTTGAGCAGGGATAGTTTGTACCAGTCCATTTGTTGTGTTCCGAAACAGCAAACTGTGTTTTTCAAACCATTGTCCCATAAATTGAGACAATCAAAAATTCCTTCTACCAATATTACTCTATTGTTTATTGGTTTTACTTTTGCTGGTGTAAACGGCATCTTTACCCCGCTTGGGTAAATATAATACTTATCTGCTCCTACGCCTCCAGCAATCATTCTCCCTAAGAGTGCAACCGTTCTACCTGTTAGGTCGCGAATGGGAAAGATAATCCGTCCTTCAAACTTTGGAACATTCCAAGTGAAGGCTTGCCATATCTTAAGAGTTTTCTCAGATATGTTTCTATACGGACCACCTTTCCATTCTATGCGGTCTTCTGGGAGTTGAATACCTACGGTTTCTGATTTGGTTTTTGCAATCTTTTCTTTAATTCTGTGTATCTTTACTTCTAGTGGACTCTCTGGTGCACCGAAGTGTGTAAATAGGTTACCTTTAAACCCACATGAGAAACAGTGCATCATGCCTGTTACTTTGTCTACTCTAAGACTTGGGTTAGTATCATCATGCTCAGGATTTAGGCATGATATGATAGCGTCCTGCCCTTTGACAGTAAATGGTATTTGCTTTTCCGTTAATAAATCTATTGCTATCATTTTTCTATATTATATATTATACAAGAAATTTAACCTTGTGTCAAGTATTATTTTTTCTTTCCATTGATTTAATTCTTTCAATTCCAAGTGTACTTTTGTGTTTCCATTCTAACTCGTCTCCTAATTTTTCAAAATCTGTCATTTTTACACCACTTGGGTCTGTATCATCTTCATAGTAACGTGACTTCCAGACTAATTCTAACATCTGAAAATACACAGCTACCGCTTTATCTCTAAATAGTTTATCTCCCCATAAATACCATAAGAGCCAATATTCTTTATTGATACGACAAACTCTTATTTCTTGGTCACCGATTGCTAAATCTCTATCAGTTGCTTGTGGGTTATTAACTATCTCGTACATAGCCCTCATTCTCTGACTTCCAGCGATTGGATACCAGTTGGGCATACATAGTACAGGTGCTTTCATGCCATGCTCTTTTAAAGACTTAAGCAGAGGCTCATTCAAAGGAACACTTGTAATATTTTCTTTAACTTTAGGTTGGTCTAAAACCCACTTTACAGTCCTTATATACCACGTATGTGGTGGTAACGGTATTACTTCTGCAGTTTCTCTACTTATTCTATCACTAGCCACGATAACACTTCCCTCTATCTTCAATTAAAAATCCGTTTAAGTGGTCGTATTCATGTTGAACTACAACTGCACTCCAATCCTTAAATGTTTCTTCTTTATTCACCCACTCACCATTTTCAATCGTGTCATATTTCATGGTAATAGAATGGTGTCTACTAGTTCTAACATTTAGATTTGGACAACTTAAACATTGTTCCCAATGTTTCTTTTTATAAGGACTTAGATTTTTTACTTGTGGATTTACAAACAACTTGTATTCTGCTAAAAATACTCGTACAGGTACTCCTATCTGTATTGCAGATATACCTATACCTTTATTTGCTTCCATAGTCTCGCCCATGTCGTCTACTAACTTTTCTAATTCTTCATCTGTGCCCTTCCATGGCAAAGACTTTTTTCTTAATATTTTCTTATCAAAAATCAACATCTTGTAACTCCTTTTTTATTAGTTGAATTTCTTCCTCATAGGAAAACCAAATACTAGGATTATTACAATGTTCTTGCATATTTTCAAGCAGTACGAGTCTATCTAATTTACTTGCTATTGATTCTTCTGGGAGTTCTATCCCTGTTATTACTCTATCTGCTTTATCCATTGCTTTTATTTGTTTCCTGTCATAGTCTTTTTTGGACTTATGTGCACCAGCGCCACTCTTATTTCTGGAGTGTTTTGCGACTGGATTAACCTTTGTTACTTTTCCAATTTTCGCCACCGACTGTCCTCCTTTGTATATCGTTGTGATTAAATTCTGCCCAATATAGTTCAAATGCTACTCCTGGCTCTATTCCCTCAAATTGATGTATTACTCCTGGCTTAACTTGTGTAAAGTCGCCTGGGCCTAATATTGTTTCATCAACTAAGTCATAATCATTTTGCCAGACTCTAATTAACATTTTACCACTTTCGACATAAAATCCGTTCCATTTAAATTCATGCAGGTGTTCGGAACATTTAAACCCTGCTTTGTATTCTATTCTGTGAAACTCTAGAACTCCATTTGCATGGACTAGTTCTGTTTGTCCCCAAATTTTACCTGCTTTCATCTTGTTCTCTCAATTTATATTCTCTTGCTATTCTTTTATTATTAGCTATATTTAAATCTATTAGCCCTTTCTCAGTTAATAAGTTTATTAGTGCTTGTACATCTCCAACTTCTTCTGACAAACATTTTACTTCGTGTTCGCCTCCATTATGTCTATATACTTTGGAACAAGCCTGAATAAACTCTCCAGCTTCCTCCATTGCAACAATTAGTAAGTGTGTATTATAATCAATCATCAATTCTCCTAAAATAAAGTTTATCCCATCTCTCTAAAGGAAAATCAAAGAAATGATGTAAAAAGGCTTGATATATACCAGCTGTAGTATCAAAATCATACTTAGCTGATGGTGTGCCTATATCGTAAATAAATTTATCCCCAATATAACAAGAAAAACCATACTGTTTCTGCATATATTCCCAGTTTCTTTTTCTATCTTTTGTATCATATAACTCGTTTCCTAAATATATGTCAGAAGTCATAGAGAAATCATACTGGTCTTCAGCTTCTCTTTGAGACTTGGGGTCGTCTCTACCCGTCCTATGCAAAGCTTGCCAAAGAATCTTTTTATTATTATCTTTGCCTCTCTTTATAGGTTGAATGTTATTAAAAATACCTTTATACTCCTTTCGATTATAGCAACTTGGGTCAACAACCCAACCAACCATTCTAACTTCAGGTAAAAGCATTTTTAATACTACTCTGTTAGTGCCAGGGTGTATATTAAAATGGCCTTTTTCTATATTTGACCATATTACAACTGGGTCTTTAAACCCTATCTTACCTGAATAGTGTCGTTCTAGAACTGAATCTATGAACACATATAGTCGCAGGTAAATCCTGTTGCGTTGATGTAAAAGCCAGCCTTCGGCGCCTGCCTTTGTTTGCCAACTATTCGGAAAGTAGGTAAAGAACTTGTCATCTATATCAAATGCAAATATTCCTTGTTGGAAATCTCTGACTTGACTATTAAAGATCATTATAGTCCTCCCCTGTATTCATTTGCTCCTTTAAATCGGCTTTTTCATCGGGGTCCATTGCTGTTTGTGGTCCGATTTTTAATGTTTCCCAGTCTATTTCTGAAATAAAGGACTTCATCTCACCGCTACGCATCTTATTACATTTGAATTTGATTGCGTTCTCCTCTTTACCCCAATGTTCAAGAGTATAAGACGCATCTACAGCATCTTCGATACCTTTAGAGAATCTTACCTCACCTTTAGGGTTAGTTTGGAAAGCGGACACGACCAAAACTTGTTGGTCTTGCGCTAGAGACTTCAGTCCCTTAGATATTTCAATCTGTTCAGTCCATTCGTACTGACCAGAACGACTTGGAGCATTGTGACGACGTACTTGGTTAAGGTAATCCACTATTACCATGCCCAAATCAGGATATTCTACTTTCTTTTGCCTAACTGTGCTAATAATTTTAGCCAATGTTAAGCTAGGGTCGTAGAATACGTCCAACTGAGCTTCTTTCTTCAATTCACACTTACGAGATAGTTCATAATGGAATTTATCGAAGTCCTCACTAACATTATGTTGAGCAAGAACATCGTGACCGCCATCAAAACGGTCTGCCCACCATTGGGCAATACGATTCCACTCTTTTTCATAGAGGTTTCGTTTTATAAGTCTGCCTAATGGGATTCCTGTAGACATAGCTGCCATTCTTTGCAGAATTGGTCGCTGGTCCATCTCGATTGTGAAATAAAGTACAGAACGTCCTTGTTCAACAGCATTTACTGCCATATTACAACAAGTGAATGACTTTCCGTGACCTCGTTGCGCCCCCACAATGACCAAGTCTTTGGGAGAGAATTGATAGCTTATATCATAGTCTTGATTAAGACCAAGTGGTAGATACTTAGCTAAATCTTCTTCAGAATCAAATAATTCAACTGAGTCCATTGTGTCGGCATCATCAGCTGTGTTTACTCTATCCTGAACTTGTACGACCATCTCTTGGAGATAGTCAATATTTTCCTTTGCATCTGCAACGGAAATTGTTTCGTCTAAATAATTTTCAATCTTGGATAAGATTTCACTCTGAGTGAATGAATCTTTGAGATATTCTAGTAGTTCGTAAGCTGGGACATCTGTCTCCACAGCCTCTATCGCAAAAATTTTCTCTTGAAGTTCTCTGCTCCTAATTTCGTATTTTAAATCTTCAAAAGTAGGGAGCGCATGGAATTTATGGACGTGTTTGTCCACGATTTTCCAAATCTTTTGGTACTCGCCTTCAGGTAAATAGTGTTGCTGTAAGCGATTCCAAGTATCGAAATCTCCTTGCGATAAAAGTTGTTTTAATAAAGCACTTTCTACTGTCATTATCTCTCCCAAGAAAAAGCAGGGGAGTTTCCTCCCCTACCATCTTGACAAATAGAATGTTCTTACTGAACTCTTTCTTTTCTAGCTGAACCGTCGTAGTCAGCACAAACTAAACCACGTCTTGTAAGCATGGTTTTAACACCTCTTACAGTTTTACCGATATTGTCAGCGATTGCTTCGACAGTCATGTCGTCAATCTCTAAGTCAGCTAAAGGATCAGCTTTGCCAGACCCTTTTGTTACTTCCTGCTTAGGAATAGCGTTTATTTCGCCCGCTCTAAGTAAAGAAAGCGCTTTACCTCTGATAGAGTTTACACTCTTACCTAGAGATTCAGCAATTTGCTCTATGAAAGCACCATCATTTACCATTCCGATAAATGTTGATTCTTCTTCGTCTGAATAAGTTTTAACAGACTCAACTTTAGGAGCAGGTTTAACATGCTCTGTAAGTTGCATAGAAAGGATTTTACCTTGAATTGATTTTGCACTAAATGCTCCACCTTCAAAGTTACTTGCGATTTCAGCATATGTGTACTGACCACTATTGTCAGTTACAAATGCTGATAATGTTGCTTCTTGTGCATCACTAAAAGATTTAGTGTTGTTAGAAGAAGCTAGTTCAACATCATAGCCCATTTTTCTAAGCTTAGAGCTAACACTTCTTACAGAAGTTTCTAACTCTTCAGCAGCGTCTGCTACCATAGCTTGAGTAACTGGGCTTTCAGAACCTACAAAGTTCTCGAGAGCTGATGTTCTCTCATCTGTCCATTTAGGTAATGCCATTTTTATTCTCCAATTAAATCTAAAATGTTATTTATTATAATGACTCCTCGTTCTCGAGCAGTCTGCGTTTTGGCTGACTCAATTCCTGACTCATTGATTAAATGAGTGCAGTCCTTTGTCAGACTATTTTTTACGGCAAAGCCGTGTTGTTCCAGAACTTCCGCAGCACGAGCCTTGGTGGGATATGAATTGAGTCTACCTGATATACAGACTGTGCCTACTGTTTCTCGTTTTACAACTTTAGTAGAAGCAAAAGAGAAAGGCAAGTTTTTATCATACTCATTTAGATAAAATTCGTTATCTAACCAGTTTAATAGGTTGCTTGTTGCTTTAGGGCCGATACCCGCTTCGGTACAACTTTTCTCTGAAATTTCTTCGAGTGTCGAAATTTTCTCGCATAATTTTTGAGAAGCTGACCGACCAAAAAGTGGAATTGAGAAAGATGGCAACAATGTTTGCAAATCAACTGATTTTGACTTCTCAATTTCAGTTACTAACTTAGTTGCCATTTTCTCCGAGCCTAGTCTGTCGGAAATATCCTCTACAGTTAGCTCATACAATTCTGGATAGTCCTCGACTTCTAACTTCCGAATGGTAGCAGGGCCGAGTCCTTTTATTTTTAGAGACTTGCCGAAATGTTCTAGTTTTTTACTCCATTGTGCTGGACACAACTTGTTAAGGCAGTAAAGAATGTCATTAACAAACTCTACATTTCCCTCACAGGAAGGACAAGCAATTGGTGGTAAAATTTCGCTCATTTCGATTTGTCTCTCTTTTTTTATTTATATTGTATATTATAGATGAAATTTAACCTCTTGTCAAGAACTATTTTTTGATTCCTGACTTTCATCAATGGGTTCGAAAATTTCATCATCTTCATATACATAGGTGTCTGGTGTATAATTTCTTTGTAACTGCCACTCAAACCACATAGTTTTGATTTTCTTAATTAAATTCTTTATCAATTTCATTATCTTTAATATCCTGTATTATTCGCTGTGCCATCATTTCATGACCTTCTATTAGCGGGTGGTCTTTAGGCCCGATTGGTAACTTTTTACGGAGACATAAATCATAGAATCCTTCTGATTCTAAAAAAGGCAACTCAGACACAATTTGCTCTCTGTTTAAATCCAATGACTCCCACCAGTTGTTGGTGTTTTCACTAACTTCCCAATCTAAAGTAGGTAATAAAGGTCTATATTGTCCATGTGAAAATAGATAATGTAGCTGCTTTATTCCTTTTTGCTCTAAAAAATACTTAACGGATAACATCTGATTAACTGTTTTCCGTAAGTTCATGTGTGCATTGAGTACTGTTTTCATATACCCTCTCATATAATTTGTATTCTCTTTACCCAGCATTGGGTCAACATAAGGCTGACTCCAGGGCTTAGCTGTTAAAGTTTTTGGGTCTAATCCAAACTTACCCCATGTATTTACAACCCAACTCCAATCATCTGTAATATTGGATTGTCTTAGTAATTCTGTTCTGTTAATTCCAGACCACATACACACTACTAATTTTGGTGTTCCAACTCCACAGTATTCTCTATGTTTTTGAAACCTCTGTTTGTACTCTCCTGGCTTTCCGTTAGAAGTGTACTTATGTATTCTTACATTATCTAGGTGCTCTTCTTTTTGAGCTCCTATGCTATAATGTAATTTATTTTGTAGAATGGAGTTAAGAACATAACGCTGAATATAATCATTACCCGCGCCAACCTTTCCTTCATTCCATTCTAACTGTCCAAAGTTCTTACAAACTCTAGCACTAAATCTTTGTACTTTCTTGTCGGGTAGTTCCATTCCATTTACGAAACTACAACCTACCCATAAAATTTTACTACTCAAAATACTTTTACTCCATACATTTTTTGAAACTGAAGTGCGTCTTCCCATGTATCTACAATGGGTTGTCCTTTTATATTTAAACTTGTATTTAACAACATAGGCACTCCAGTTTTTTCATAATATTCTTCGAGTATCGGTCGCAATATGCTAGGGTTATCAGGCTCTACTGTCTGCACTCTACTTGTGCCATCTACATGAATTACACTATTGTACTCATGTTTTGCCTTTGATACATACTGCATATAAGGATTTGTTATTCCATCGAAGTATTCTTCAGCAAATTCTGACAATATTGCAGGTGCAAACGGTCTAAACTGCTGACGTTTTTTGATTCTATTAACTGTATGTTTAATATCATAACGAACGTCACCCAGCAAACTCCGATTACCCAAAGCACGCGGTCCATATTCTGCTCTCCCGTTGGCTATACCAACTACCTTCTTTTTCAGTAACCAATCCACTATCAATCTAGGGTTTTGTTCATTCTCAATGTTTGTGCCTAGATAGGGACTGTATTTTATATGTTGTTTCTTCTTCCATAGTGCCGCACCTAAACTACTACCAGCATCGCCTGGATTTGGATAAATCCAAACATTCTTAAAATAGTGGTGTAGTATCTTACTATTGGCTACACAGTTGAGTGCGACTCCACCTGCATAGCATAAATTTGTTCCCCAGTTAGCTGCTAAGCCTACTAACTTTTCGATTTCTAACTCTGCGTGTGCTTGGGCACTTGCGGCGATATCATAAGGGTGACAACCTTTAAAATCGTTTAAACTAAAGCCTTTGTGCCAATTTGCCCACTCATTAAAGCAATACTGCATATCAACACATACTTCTCCATATGCCGCCATTCCCATAGTTATATATTCATCTTCGTTTGGCTTCAAACCAATACGCTTGGTGATTGCTGAGTAGAACAGGCCAATACTATATGGATAATTTTTTTCATAAACTTTTTTGAAAATTTTACCATTTACTTGCCAAATACTGCAAGTATTCCATTCTCCAATCGCATCAATCACGAGGATTACCGTGTCTTCGGTAAAAGGTGAACTATAATACGCTCCTGCTGCGTGGCTTTCGTGATGATTTGAGTGATAATCACAATCTTCGAAAATTTTTGTTGAAACAGGGACTTGTGAATGTGCTATACGTCTTTCGTTCTTTAGCGGTACATTTTCGTAAAAAACGGATATATCGGCGTCAACATTTCTGAGAGATACTGGGTTTGTTCTATCATTCTTTTTTCTTGTTGTTCTCTCTGCGTGTTTAGCCCATACGACTCCTTCATCATCAACTAATGCTACTGATGCGTCGTGAAAACCTTCTGATATTCCTTTAACTAACACTCCAACCCTTTCTCCAATATGTTAAATTATATTTTGTTCCTTTTCTTATTTGACACCCTCTATGTACTTGCGCAGAGGGAAATATTATTGCTGTTCCTGTTTTAGCAGGGAATTTGTTTATTCCTTGTAATTCAAACTCACCGCCTTCAAAGTCTTCATTCAAAAAGATACTGACTGATATTCTAGCACTCGGCCTCCTTTTGAATAAATCTTCAACTGACTCGTCGTTGTCTTTATGCCAATCAAGAACATAACCTTCGTGATATTGGTTCAAAAAGCAACTAGATTGTTCTTCTAAATTGAACTTATATGTTACTTCATTAAATTTCTCGATTGCGTCATTAAGTCTAATCCAAGACCCGCTTACTCCATAGTAGGTATCTTTATAATGTTTATTAAATGTACCTATATTTCTCTTTTGTCTACCAGTAGGCCAACCATTGTAAAGACCCGCTTGGACGTCAGTAAGATTCCAATTATCTACTGAATCAATACATCTTTCACACCATTCTTTCCCCCAAAAATTAGGTAAAACTGCAAACCAAGTAAAACCTACTTTAATTATATCCATTTTAGTAGAAAGTTGGGGTTCTTCTAGCGTAAACGCTGGACCCGGTGGGGTTTTAGAGGTGGTCATCTTGCTCCAAAGTATATAATACTGTAAGTTCTTCTCCTGGGCTAATGTTTCTCAAAGTCATTAAGGTATACATTCCTGGGTCGCACGGAACTAATACACAATTAGGTGTATCACTATGATTTAAGAACCCGCCAAGTGGAGTTCTAATATATTCGTGTGTTTCTTCCATAAATTCCCAATCTACAAAATGATGCGTGACCCCTAAAATATAGTGGTGGTATAGTGGCTCTAATGCAAATATTCCTAGTCCTGCAATATTGCTTTTCTTAACAGTTACCTCATCAGGCATTGGTTTGTAATTAAATTTTACCATTTCTTTGGAAAATCCTTCAATATATCACTAGTCGGTTTAAAACATTCTGTATGTCCACCAAACTTGTGTTCTGGTTCTAATCTATCGTGTTGGTACTTTGCATGGAGTTTTTGTTCCATACAAAAGACCTCATAAAGAGTTGAAGACCAAGTACGCTGTATTCTTAGATCGTATCCTTGAAATCCTCTACTTCTCTTTATAACATGACGCCAATCTTTTCCAGCTGCAATGCCAACTTTTATTACTTCTCTTTGGTAAGTTTCTTTATTTACTAATACAACGCCGTATAGAACACCCTCTCTATCTTTTTCTTGGGGGTGGTTGGCGAAATAAGTTTCGTTATACTTACCGACGGAGGCCAATGGATTAAACTCCTGCAATAACACGCAATAATCCTATGCCTAGGATTAGTGACGCAGCGGTGTTTAATAAAACTAATGCTCTATCCTTCCATAATATTCCTACATATAACCAGCCTACACAACCTATAAAAGATAGTGTTAAGTCATATGTGGGTAGAATTTGTGCACCTCTTAACATCATTGCGCTTAGTAAGGTAAAAGATGACGCCCACTTTATATACCAAGATAAATCTTGTTTAGGTGTGGCAGATTTATACCACCGATTAGAGCCTTGTAACTCCTTCTTAGTGGGTATTTCTTTGTTCATCTGGTAACCTCTCAAATTCTGCTAATAAAACTTCGAATGTTTCTTCATCATTTTCCATTTCTGTTCTGAAGTCTTCAAACTCCATTGCTTTTTGTCCTTCAGGAATGTGCATAAGATAAACTCTGTATGCATTGCTTAACTGTGATTCTAAATATAGTAGCATTATACTCTCCTTACTACTTTAGGGATAATTTCCCCACTTCTAATAACTTCTACTTTACAACCAATTTCTAGTCCTAATTCTTCTATAAAACCATAGTTGTGTAAAGTAGCTCGTTGTACAACTGCTTCTCCAATAGTGATTGGAGCTAAGATAGCAACTGGAGCTATAATACCTGATTTACCTACTTGCCATTCAACATCTAGTAATTCAGTTACTACGCCTGCTTCTCTTGTTTTGTAAGCATATGCTCCTCTTGGGTGATGCGAAGTATGTCCTAGTTTATCAAATGCAGTATATCTATCTACTCTAAATACTACTCCGTCTTGCGGAAATATATCCCAATTTCCTAGAGATACTACATTAAACCAATTATCTAAGAACTTCATATCTTCTAACCAACGCTGTCCAATATAAGGTTGTACTCCATAAGTTACGAAAGTTAATTCCCTTTGTTTAAACTCTTTTACATCTTTTAAATTTAACGCACCAGCTGCATAGTTTCTAGCATTAGGTATCGTTTTTGGAGCGCAGACTTCACCTGTAATTTGAAAACAACCACTAAATACATATTTATCTAGTACTTGTGGCACTATATGTTTTACTTTATCAGTAATATCAAGGCCTGCTTTACCATCTCCTCTAGTAAGTGCTTGATGTAAGATGCCGTCCATATATGTAAGCGATACCGCTGCACCATCTAATTTAGGTGTAGTTACAACTGCATCTGTGCCATAATCGGGGGCTTTGTCTTCGTTTGCAAAGACTTTTTGAAGGGAATACATAGGGAAGGGGTGCTTGAAACGACTGTCCGTAGCTGAACCCACTTCATCTGTATTTATATTTTCAACAAGCCTATCATACACTTCATCTGGTATGAGAGGGCGACCATTAAAATATGACTCGCGACATTTCGTTAAATATGCTCTTATATCTTTATTCATACATATATTATACTAAAAAAATAAGGCGATGTCAAGAACTATTTTTTATCTGCTTATCCTGTTCTCATAATCTGCGTTTTGTTCGTCCCACCAGTGTGGCTTATCTCTGTATTTCCAGTCGGCAAAGACAGCTTTATCTTTGTGGTAGAACTCTCGGTAGGCTTCGACTGCACACTCTCGCTTGCAATCATCAGGCATTGCTTGGGCAAATGGTGTAAGTCCAATATCGGGGAGTTGAATTTCGGGTAAAGATAAGACCATCTCGACAGATTTATGCACCTTGCCATATCGATAGGTGTATTCATCTCCCAACGCAAGGGCATAACAGTAGAGCCAGTCATAGTTTGACTGTGAACTCCTAGCCCAGATGGTACAAGGGTGATTGTACATAGTAGGAAGGTAAGGGAAATCCCTCGGGTCATTCTTTTTTTGAATGGAAACTGATGCCCATTCTTCTGATGTGAGTTTTCTGTGTGGTATGTATCCTGCATATTTTTGTGTCCAATGTACTGTGCACAGCATCTGTCCTGCCTCGAGTGGCATCTTGACGATATGTTTATCGACATGATACTCGGCACACTTATCTAAATCTTCGTCAAGTATAAAAATATTCATAAGTATATTATACTAAAAATTTGAGGCTATGTCAAGTAATTTTTGAGGTATGCTGCATATTCTTTATGTGCTTGTACATCTCTGTGGTAGAACCCGTTTTCTCCTCCAAACTCATAAAATGGTTTAGGAACTGATTTTTCCATAACTTCAGCATGAGTGTCCATAAATAATTGAGTATATACTGCATTTTTAGGAAAAGTAATATTATGTATGTGTTCTACACTATCATCAAATATATCAAAGTGACTAATAAACTTATAATCTATACTTCTGTTTTCTAGGAAATCCATAATAGCTCTAGCACTTAAAGACCACTCAGCTGCATACTGCGCATCTGTCATCATTTGATGGGTTCCATCTAAATCTTCAAATCTATAATCAAAATTTCCTAATTCATCTAATTTGTAAGTTCTAGTAGGTCTTGATATACCAATTGCTACTAAGTCACCAGAATTTAAAAACCCCTTATGCCAATCATCTATCATGCGTAAGTTCATATAATCAAACATCATAGCGGGCCAGGCAGTTAATTTTGAATCTGGAAATCCTACCATAGTATAACTATCAGGTTGGCGTTGTTGAACGTAATTATATACGGACATCTTTGTTGCCCTTCCCATTTTCTGATTCCATAGAAGTATGGCTTTATGCAAACCATATTTTTCTATCCATTGTTTTTTCTCTTTGTAAGTATTGCGACCGAGAACACGGTCATGGTCAACTTCATATCCTAGCATATGACTATCGCCAAAGAAATGAATTTGTCTTCCTTTTTGGCGTTTAAATCTATTGATAAATTTCATCTAGTATCTCTTTAAAATGGTTTTCTAATATTCCTTTTACTTCAGAAATAGATAGTATCTCAACTAGTCCTTCGAATAAAGCTTTACTGTTATCAAAATCTAACGGCATACTTACTCCTTCCTTTGAAGGCTTCCATTGTTCGTCAAAGTCCTGATAGTATTTTCTAATCGAGAGATATTCTACATCTCTGAATGTATTGATTGATAGATAGATTTTTTCGTGTCTATCTTCGTTATAATGTATTAACTTCTCATAGAGAGCTGGGGCTTCATGTAACTCTATCATTTTTTAGTATCGCTGATAAAGGAACTATGGAAGTCACATTGGCAGGCGTAAGTAGCCTGTAGGAATCGGTATCCCAGCAAAACAATAATACTTGACTAGCATTAGGTTTTGCCCTATTTCTCTTTGATTGTATATATTTATTGTCAAAGTCAAGCGTACAGACGTTGTACTTTAGTCTACGACTGTTCTGACTTCGATAAGTTATTATCGCATCGCCAGCTCTGTTGACTTGCTTAATAAATTCATCTTTCTTCATGAGTTCCTTTTAGGTTAAAATTGTATTCTACCAAGAACCCAATGGTTAAACTTCTGAGGTCATTACTAAAGGCGTAAAAATACGCTAGGCACTTACGCACCTAGCGGATTTAGGGGTAGTTAACCGTTTAGTTCGTTAATAATACCTGCAAAGTAATTAGCTGCTTTACCTGTTAACTTACTGATAATCGCATCATCTGCTTCCTTACCAGCGTCAGATATCGCATCTCTAACTGCTTGTTGAGCGTCAGCAACAGATACTCTGCCGCCTCCACCGCCGCCTCCACTTGAAGTGGATTTGGTTGCAGGAGTTTTCTTAACATAGACACCAGCTCTTGTCAAAATCATTCTGACACCATTTGGGCTCTCACCTAATTCGGCAGCAATTTCTTTGACAACTTCCATACTATTTTCTGGAGTTGGTTCTTCTGCAGTATACATCTCTACTGCTTGAGCCTTTGCTTCATCTGTCCAAGCCACTTTTCTTCTCCTTTGTTTTTTAAGATGTTCTGGCATGCCAGGGCACCACCCTGTTGCGTCCCTCATCTGTTGATAAAATCTATCGCTCATGCCTCTCTCTTTTTTAATTTATAACTATATTATATAGAGAAACAAACGCGATGTCAAGAACTATTTTTTAAAACCTGTACCCGTAGGTATCAAGATCTGGCTTTACTAGTGGTGCTACTATCTTTAGTAGGGTTCGCCCATACCACCTTCTATAGTCCTCTGAATATTTTTTCTTAAGCATTTCCATGCTATTTTTGTCAGGGGTAATTCCTAACACATTACAATCGTCTTCCCATGATTCTAGACATATTACATAGTCATAGTCTTTATATAACTCGCATTGTGGCTTTAATTGGTACTTTTGTACCCAATCTAAAATTCCTATCCAATTCCAGCTTCCTCTATATAAAGAAATAATCCTTTCATATGGATTCCGAACTACTGCTATTTTTGCATCATTTATATCTATGCAAAAAGTCTGATTCACGACTTAACTCCTGTGCTAACATTTTAGCGTCTGCTACCTTATGTCTATACATAGGGTCGCTTTCATTTATATTATTTAGTTTGTCTAATAAAACAACTAACTTTTTTGTACATTCTGCAATGCTGTGTTTACTCATTTAAATGTGTCTAATTCAGCAAGTTTATCTCTTGCCTCGACCATCAATGCTAATTGTTGGTCTATTGCCAAAATGATATCAGGGTGTTCGCCAATTCCTACGGAATTTCGCATATATATTTCTATATTTGCATGACACTCTGCTATCACGCCTTCATATTTTTTCTTCAGAGCTTCTTTTATTAGTGTTCTCATTCGCTATTTATGTGTATTATGCTATTAACATATATTTTTATAAACCTATCTCTATAGTAATCTGAAAATACAGTAAATAACATAATTGGGGTTGTTATAAAACTCAACACAGCAAAAATTAGCCATGTAGCTGGCCAATATCTATATGATATGTGGTTCCTATCCATTTTCCCTAATATTAACATACTAGGTATAAATACTCTCCATTGGCAAATTAACCATGTGGATAACCATGCCGCGAGTAATAAATTATATGTTGACTCCATATTGCTCCAAGTGCTTAAGACTTCCTATATCGTAAGCCAACGCAAAGGAGTGATATCCAACTTTATTGCCGTCCATCCAAGGAAATAGTGAGTTACTAAGGTCACATGGGGTTAGGACATATAAAGAATATCCTTTTGCACCATACTTTTCTTCGTAATTTACTACAGGTTTCATATAACCTGGCATTGAGTTCATATACTCAACAGTTTGTTCTCTTTTAATTAAGGCCATAGCATTGTCTTTTACAGACCATACTTTCTCACCTTCCTGAAAACTATCAGAAACACACTCTTCTGGTAGCATTTGAAATTTGTGTCTATAACATTTAGAGTGTTCTTCCTTAGAAAGTTTCTGTGGAATTCCTGTTCTCTCTATTATTGCTTTTACAAATGCGTTAGAACGATATGTCCTAGTAGCTATCTCTGAGACATTATCTCCATCAAGATAGTACTCTATAACTGTTTTTATTTCGTCTCGGGTTGCCCCTTTACCTTTGTTTTGGTTTTTACGTTTTTCTTTGTACTCCCAAACCTCAGTATGTTCATCTATTATTCTCTGAAGTCTGGTCGTGTTATACCTTATATTCAGAATCTCGCAAGCCTCTTTCTTTGTTATAGGCTCGTCTGTACCAAGTAAGTTTATTACTTTTTGTACATTTGCACCATCTAGTTTCTCATGGGCTTTGGCTTTTACCCCTCTACTTACTGCCATAATCTTCTCCGTCTAAAAGGAGTGTATGGTCTTTGCCATACAACATAATGGCGTAGTGAATAATCTTTAATAAATCCGCAGGGTTCTTGCCTTCTTTCTTTCCATATCTTTGGGCGTATTTCATTATATTCCCAATACAAAAACCTTCTCCATGTTCACTATCGAAAATGAACTCAGTTGCCTGAATCTTTCCACTAGCGTAATGTTTACTATATGTTTCATCTATGTATCGCTTGACAACGTCAAGTGCTACATCTTCATTAAATTTATACTCGCTCACTAAACCAAAATCCTATCTGTGTTAATCTTCCTGTTTCCTTTGTTGTTCCAAATCCCGCATCTTCTGGAGCATGGAGCATATGGGCGTCATACATAACACATCTGTTATAACGATTTCCTACAACTGCGTGAACTTTCCATTCAGGATTAAAGGCTACAGGGTTGTCCCAATAGCAATTTCTAATAGGCGGATAATACTTGTCTTTTTCACCCTCTTTGTATTCATTATCATAGATACTTCCTTTTGGATTCTCTAGTAATAAAGTACCTGTCTTTGGTGGTGGATTTGGTGTTAAATATATAACACACGCCCACATCCGTATATTCTTTAGATGTTTGCGCTGAATAGCATTATCAGAATGTACCCAGCTAAATCTATTTTCTCTATCATCAAAGCCTAAGTTAAATGCACAATTACTTGTCATTTTCTCCCAATACCATGGGCGAGTCCCTACAATACTAGCCCAACGATTCTTTAGGTATTGTCTATTTTTTAATACCCATCTATCATTGGAGTTGTCGGTTAGATGTCGATGGCCTGGGTGTAATACCTTACCATCAATTTTTGACTCACCTCTTTTATACTCAAACGAGAGCGCCTTCTCTCTGACTTCGTCAGGATTAGGATAGAAGTCGTCAATTATATAAATCACGACTATTTCTTAGATAGTTCGTCTAATACATCAATCCCACCTTCTATTTTGGCGAGATACTCCTTTTGTCGTTGAAGTTGTCCTTCAAGCACAGATATCTGTTTTTCAATTTCTATCTGCTGCTGCATAAGATTATTCCTCAACACTTCACTTTTGTGCATTGTGTCCATTGTATCGTCCAGTACGCCGATAATATTCTCCATACTAGTCTGCATTGTCATCTCCATGTTTTCTAAATGCTCTACCTAGTAAAGTTTCTTTACCGCCTTTTCTAATCATCTTTAAATTTCTACGCAAATGCATATCGTCACGCGCTTTCTCTAACCATTTTTGTTTTTGGTCGTCGTCCCAATCTGCTGGCATGGTCACTTTCATACCATCAATTTCGTATGCTCGTATACCACTTGCTTCTACCATGTTTTCTCTTATGACCTCATCTGCCATAATCTTCTCCATAAAAAGAGGAGCTACCTACAATCCCTCATGGGGCAGGTACGTTGTACCGAGTCGTTAACCTATTTTCTATTTTGCTGTGTTAATTACTTCTATAGCGTTCACACGCTTTTACATATATTAGGTTGCTCTTTCCTCAGTCTTCCGTTCACTTGTCCTGTAGGTAGCTCCAAACTGCTTAAAGTATAATTTATTTCATTTATACTTAAATTTTTCTATTATGTATATTATACATAAAATTTGAAGTCGTGTCAAGAACTATTTTTAAGTTCGTTTAATAACTACTTACTGTTTATCTTATCTTTCGCTGTTCCAGCGTATAAGCCAAACCATGCAGCACCTGCACCTACAATCACAGAGATTAGTCCTGATTGCTCTAGTGATGGGTCTGGCAATGCCATAAACCACATTGTTGCATAGTAAAGTAAGAATATATAAACTGATAAAAACATTCTTGGGAATATACGCCAAGAGTCTATCATGTTAGATAACCAAATCCACTTTTGATATGGATTATCTGGTTCCTTTTCGTTTTCCAACTCCATGATAGTCTGCTTAAGTTCGCCTATTTCCTTGACCATTTCCATAAACTTATTAAGGTCTATCTCAACTTCGTTTCGTGACATATCGCCACTAAATCGCTCGTCAGCCATTTATATCTCCAATCCAGTCCAACCATTCTTCTCTCCAAGTCTGCCCTTGTTTTTCAGGAGCATGGAAATGAAAAGAAATTGATATTCTTGGGCCTAGGGTATCTACCCTATGATAGAGCTTGCTAGGAAGATATAATAAATCTCCTTCACTCAAGTCTATCTGTTTATTTACTGTTGCCTTTTGAGGAATACATTCATGTTCGTACTCATTCATGATATACCAACGAACTTTGCCTCTTACATGGAACAGGAAATTTTCTGTGGTATCGGCATGGGTTGGAAAACATCTTGCGTCTTTCTTACTAGACATATAGATATTTGCCTGGCCTCTACCATAGAACTCCTCGAAGTGTTGACATTGTTCCCATAATCTTCTATTCAGGAACTCACTCAATGAGAGAACAAATGTACTGCCCTCTTTCCACTTCTTAAATATATCTTCTTTTTGTAACTTGTATTGTGCTTTTCTATGACAATACTTCTTACCTGTTTTGTAATCTATTATTTGACATTGTGGGAATCTATCCCAACCATTTAATCCATAAGAATTTAAATAAGCGTCTGCTTCTCTCCAGCTAAAATAGTCTTTAAATATATTATCTTTTGATTTTACTACTAAAAACTTCTTCTGTCTGTATTCGTCATTAAACTGCTCTAATGACATAGGTAATAATTCTTCTAACCTCATTTAACTCCCCATGCTGACAAGACCAATCTCTTGCCTTCATAAACTCCTTCTACATAATGCAAATCTTCGGGCGAAAATAACGCACAGTCACCCTTTTCTAATCTTGCAGGGTCGCCCTCAATGTATAACTCTCCACCCTCAAACGAATTATTCAAGAGTATTGACATACTGTGTGTTCTAATTTTAGAACGAAGTTGGTCACGATGTGGACTAAAATACGTTCCTGGCTTATAAATTTGTATTGCACATGATATTCTCGAAGGAAATACTAAATTTAATAATTTTACTTCTACAGTTTTAGGGATAACGAAGTCAGTACATTCTTGTCGTGCTTCTACTTCATCAATTTTACCAATACTACTAATGAGCTGTTCTAGTTCCCAATCTTCTAAAAACTTCTTTATTTTTCTAAACTTCATAGGAGCTTTTACTCCACTTGGTATTTTTTAACTCTGGCTTTTCTAGAAACCATACTACTAAACTATCTCTTTGTCCTCTCATTACAGGAAGAACTTGGTGTTCTAAGTCTGGTTGAAATACTAAAACTTCTCTTTTCTCTAATGGGATTACTGATTTTTGTCCTAATGCTCGGACTTGAAACTCTCCACCATCAAATTCACTACTGTCATTAAGTAAGCAAGACATTGATAATTTTCTATATCCTCGCCCACTTCCATCAGTATGCCACTTATAAAAGTTCCCTACATGATATCTAGCAATTTGCAGTATCTCTGGGGTAAGATTATAACCTTGTTCGTTTATAAACTCTTCCATGAGTTGTATACCTCTCGGTTGAGGTTGTCCCTGTCTTTTAGCTCTCTGTATATATCTACATTCAGTCTTTCTAAACTCATGATCTAGCCCCTTTCCTGTAAAACCCTCTGTTCCTATATGAGTATTAAAAGTATTATTACAGATATCAAATAGTTCTTGTGGTAATGGTACTGTAAGTTTCTCAAACATCATATGTCTGCAACTTTATAAGCAATCTCCCATAATCTTTGGGATATATCTTCTCTTGCATAAGGAGCTTTCCCATGAGGAGAATACTTGGGGTGCCAAGGTTGACTACTTAATGATGTAAAATGTAATTGCCAAATATCATCTATATCATAGTGTTTTTGCTTTCCTCTATGTTCACAAGGGTCGTCTGTTACGCACCCATCAAAACTGTTCCATCTAGCATCTAATCTTTTTATCATAGTTGCTTTCTCTTGGTAAGGACTTTGAATTACTTGTTGGAATATATTTTTATACCCCCAAGTACATTCTGCTATATCTTCTATTGGGTCAAGGTATTCTTGTGCTTTTTCACAATCCATCAAAATTACACTATCACTATACCAGCCTCTTTCGTACTCAGTTCCGTCGAACTCTTTTGGGTTTTTGTTTAAAGTGTCCCAAACCATTCCAAAAGCTGCGCCCTCTAGGTCTATTTCCCAAAGATGTGCTATATCTCTAAAGTTCATTTGGTCGCAGTCTATATAAATGGCTCTTCCTTCAAAGTTGCACATTTCAGGAATAGCGTATCGGAAACAAGTAAAAGGTGTTCCCCACCCAGTTATATTCCAATCAGGAAACATACTAGGTCGCAGCCAAGTAATCTCTAGTTTTCTATTCGTATTACTATGTAATGTGTATGCTAGTATTCTTTCTATCCATTTATCTTCTGTTTCTGAAGTTCCTACAAATATTTTTATAGGCTCTTTATCCCACTCTTTTAACGCTGTATGTTTATGTATTTTCATACTATTGGTTCCGCCCTTCTAGTGTACGCCGCATCTATTTTGTAATACCAAAATAGGCTTCCATCTTTTGGATAAAGTTGTAGTATTCTTCCGCCTGGATATATAGGTTTTTCTTGTTCATTAACATAAAATCCAAAGCTCTCTGTATCTCCCCACTTAAATAAGTTTGGAGAATGTAAATACATTTGTCTATAACTGTTTTTTCTACTTTTTTCGTTTCTAATAGCCGCGTACATTTTATTAGACTTTAATGTTATAAGTCCTGAATCTGTAGGGAGTGGGTGAACTACTGTATATGGGGTGCATTTAACCAACATAAGATTACTAATTAGAGCTTCAGGTTTGTTTATTTGTAGTCTAATTTCTTTAAATAATACTTGTTGATAGTGTTTCCATGCTGGAATACTGTTGTTATAGGTGGATTGATTAGATATGTTGTAGAACATATATGTGTCGGCGTGAATAAATCTCCAGTCATTAGCTGGATTCATGTATTTTAATGCAATATCTGCAAGTTCATTAAATGGTTTGTAATTCATTCATTAGTAAGTGGTTATAAGTTTTATTGCACCATCAATATCTTCTTGATAGCGTTCTGGTAGGCTCATGTCAATTACTGTTCTAGGACTAGCACCTGTGTTTGTATCAGCAAACCAAGCACTTCCGTCAGCTGGGTGAACTCCTTCAATACAAGTCCAACAACCTGCGCCATGAACCCTACGCTGGTCTTTAATGGTTACTTGCTTTTTGCCATTCACCATAATAGAATAACCACTTCCTTCATTATGAATAAATCTAATAAATCTTCTTGGTTTATTCTTACAATTATGCCAGCCTGTATGTCCCCAACGAGGAGGCATAACTGTTACTGTATCGAAATACCACTGGCCATTTCTTTGGTATAGTTCTTCGTCCATACCTGCTTTAAATAACTGAAGAAACCAATGCTTCTCCGTTCTTAATCTTCTTACTTGCTGGCCAGGTAGTAATTTAGCAACTTGACCACTATAATCTTGGTAGTTGTGCGACTTAGGATATCCTACAAAATCCGCATCTGCCATGTGTTCTTTTAACTTTTTAAAAGTTAAGTCAGCTTTTGGCATTGCCCTAAATGAGTGGGGCATACGCCTTAGTTCCTCTGCAAATTTATCTAATCTGGAGAGTATTTTAACATTCTTAATCGGTATTTGTTTTATCATTGGTCGTAACTTCTCTGTAGTAAACTACTACATCTTTGAGTTCTGTAATGTATCTTTTTAATTCTTGCATATTATATGCCATTAACTCATAATCTGGTATGGATAATGCTAAAAATACTAACTCTCCCTCTTGGGCTTCTATAATGGCTAGCTGTTCTTCCCAGTTATCTGGGGTTACTGTCAGCCATTTCACGTCTTTTAAAGATATTTCACGCGGCATAATGGGTTGAACAATAGTTCTCTCCATTGGTTTGGCTGTCACTTCTATTTGTTTAGTTGGAATTAGGCTGCAGCTGGAGCCCATCATCAAGATTGTCAACAGTATCGCTGAGCTTCTCAATGTCTTCCATGATGTGTTTTGTACCATTATTTATTTTCCTCTGCATTTCTACTGGGTCTGCCAGTATCTTTGCTGTTAACTCATAGTTTTGTATAAACTGAGTATAACGATTTAATTCTCTTTGAGCAGCTTGACTTTTCATTGTCATTGCATTTAACTGCTCGGTTTGTAGGGTGAAGTCTTGCTTCATTGTTTCCATTGCTTCTTCTTGAACTGCAATTGCGCCCTCTAAAGCTAGGTTATTGGCTTTTAAAGTAATATTCTCTTGGTAAAGAAAATATCCACCTAATCCTAGCACTAAAATAAGTCCTATTAAAAATTGATTCATAATTCTTCTATCCTATAGTTAAGTCCTTCTGCTCCTCGAATTTCTACTAATTCGCCATCGTCAGTTACAAACTTCAGGAATTTTTCCTGTTTTTTGTGAAACTTAGCTACTATATAATCTTTGTCGTCCGCATCTCCGAATATCGCATTATAACTAACAGTCAACTTATATCTCGGAAATAGTTTATAATATATCCATTCGTAAAGCCATACTATCGCTTTCCATATGGGCATATATACTTTAGCCAAGTAGTAATTAAGTTGCTGAAAGAAGGCTTTCATGCGGCAAACAAATCTGCCTCTGCTTGTCTGCGTCTTGTTAGACCTTCAAGCACTTTGCCCCCTGCTTTATTCCATCTAAGCATTTGGGCTGGAACTTCTCCATACTGTCCTGCATTTAATACTTTCAAAAGAGTACTCGCTTGTAAGTTAGCACTACCTAAATTATAAACCCATGACACCATTGCATCAAATTGGTTTTGGTTTAAGCCTACTGTGACTAATTTATTTATATAACTTTCATACTCTACTAATTCTTCTACTAGCATATTATGAGCGTCTTCGTCAGTTATTTGCATACCTGGCTCAACACCTTTTGTGTGTCCATAGCCTATTGTCCAAACACCAGCTGGGCATTTGTAAGCATATAACTCGCACCCTTCAAAGTGCTTTATTAAATCTATTCCTGTTTTTGATGTTTGCATATTTTTTCCTCTGTGGAGGGAAAGAGGGGGTGGGTTGCACCCCCGCTATTCTTAGTCTATCTCGAACTCGACTTCTTTACTTTTGTCTCTCGTGATATTGACTGTGAGCATACCATCTTTTAATTTGATGGTGCCTACTTTAAGGTCGGAATTAAGGACAAAGGTTTTGTCGAATGACTTTCCGCTTAGTCCTCGATGAAGATAATTATCACCTCCTTCGCTGTCTTTAACGCCTTTTATTCGCAATTCATTATCTTTTTGAATTACGGATAGTTGTTTTTTACTCCAACCGGGCACAGCGATTTCGAGTTTAAATCCACTTTTGCCCTCCACTATATTATATCTTGGGTAGTTGTTATCCATTTGGTCAAACCAAGCTGGATTATGTCCTAGCCAAAAGTTTTTAAGTATTTCTCTATGTAGTTGTTGTGCTACCATAGTATTTTCTCCTGTAGTGCCTTTCGGTCACACTTTGCGCCCTTTCGGTACGCGGTTAATTATATAAGCGAATTTTTCACTTACTTCGTTATTATACCAAATTCTGAACTCCATGTCAAGAACTATTTTTAATCATCAAAGTCTATATGCCCATGTTTACGCATATAGTCGAGTGTATCTGAAATACCAATTCGTTTACCAACTGAGAAAAAGATACCTCCCGATGCAATCGCTATCACAAGCCATTGGTATTCATTAAATCCGAATAATTCCATGTTATTTTCCTATGTGTTTTATGTCTGAAGGTGGTATAACCTGATAAGCACCCTTGTTATATGCAGGTGCTACGGTGAATTTCTTACTTTCTTCTACCTTCCAAGAATTATCAACAGGCGTCGAATATTTACTCGTTTTCATACTAGGAATTTCTTTCCTAACATTTTCAACTGGTTTGAAGGTTTTGGTCATTTGATTACTACTCTTTTTAGCTTTTGTTCTTTTCCAAGCATTTGTCTTTCTTTTTCTGCCACTAGGGCTATACTGCATACTGCCTCGTATTATCACGCTGTTTTCTCCTTTTATTTTTTCATTCAGTATATATTATACTACTATTTAAGCGCGAAGTCAAGAAATATTGACAACACAACAAAAATAGTTCTTGACAATCAATGTGAAATTATGTATAATATAAATATGAGAACTTGGACTGAGGAAGAATTAAAATATTTACGCGAGAACTATAACAAAGTTCCAATGAGCATAGTTGCTGGACAACTAGGTCGTACTGCGCAATCAATTCGGTCAAAAGTGCACTATATGAGAAAGAAAGGCTACACATTTAACAGGATAACAGATGCCAAGCGTTAACTCTAAGAATATGCCTTTTGAAAGAGCACTCAGGATTTTCCGTAAAAAGTGTATGAATGCAGGCATTGTCCAAGAGGTAAGAAAAAGAGAATATTACGAAAAACCTAATCAGAAAAGAAAGCGTCTAAAAGCAGCCGCGGTTAAAAGACAACAAAAAATTACGAGGGAAGAAACCAGACATTTGAAGCGTAGACCTAAGAATTGGATATAGACCATAGGTCATATTGGCACGACAGACTTCTATATCTCGTTAAAAAACATCGGTTCTTCAAAAAATTATTTATTTTTTCGTACCAAAATCTTACTGCAACCCAGCCACTTACACCCCTACGAAAAACAAATCTTGCAAAATTTTAAAAAGTATGGTAAAATATATACATAAATTTAGAAATGCAATCTAAACAAATCACCAACCTCTCTCCACTCTCGAATCTGAGAATAGATAATCAAGAGCATCGGAGGAGCGACAGCGGGGGAGATGCGATATTCATTACTCACTAATTCTCGAGAAGATAAGAGAGTAAATGTGTTAACCACTTTCAATCAAGAAAATTGAATATCGCTAAAGAGAACCCATTCTAAACCGCTAAAAACCCTACTTCTAACTAAATTACTACAATTACGCATCAAATTCTCTTAA